TTTCCAAAACCTCGCGGAATCAAAAAATTCTAACGAAGAGAAAAAGTAATGGCTAAAACAAGACGCATGGCAAAAAATTTAATTGCCGATTATATTGGACTTCTTCCCGATTGGAAATCAATCGATAAATGCCTTGACATTTTGACCAAAACCCTGTATAATACACGTATTAGACAAAATTGGTACAATAATGACACTTCAAATTCCTAATTCTTGCACATTTGTTGCAAATAACAACACTACCACTGGTCACGTTTGGACCGTCCAATTTGAGGGCGGCGAACGTGTTACTGTCGTAGCTACTAACAATCCCACTAATGGAACTACAGCATTTACTATTGATAAACTTATCAATTGGTGGGGTATTAACTATAACGAAGTTGAAGAAATGCTTCTTCGTTTCGCAACCCAAGGAACTTGGGACACTAGGAAACCTATATAATGAGTGAAATCGACAAAAAATCTATGGCCATGTTAGACAACATGTTCAAAACCTTTAATCCGAATGATACCAATCCCGAGGAAATAGATTATTTCCAAAACCTCGCGGAATCAAAAAATTCTAACGAAGAGAAAAAGTAATGGCTAAAACAAGACGCATGGCAAAAAATTTAATTGCCGATTATATTGGACTTCTTCCTGATTGGAAATCAATCGAGTCGTGCGAAGATGAAAAATTCCCCGAGATGGTAAAGGAAGCATTACGTCATTATGGTTACTTTAACAGTGCCAAAACTATGCGTAAAAGCATGCTCGCGTGGTTAAAAGTAAACACCACAGATGCGGAATTTATCAAATCATACAAAAGAAGCCTGGATTGGAGAACTCCTATCCCTGCTTATAGTCTAGCAATGGCTAGTCTTGCTGGAATGCCTGCGTCAGATAAACATTTTGACTATATTATGGGCAAAGTTACTGACGCGGTTTCGCACAACGCAATAGATGGCGTTCAAATCGCTGTATTGTCAAGCGAAGAAAAGGCAAAAGCAGCTAAAAAATACGTTCCGTCTATTCAAGATCGGATTTCAGATAAAATTAGCGATTACATCCTTCATTTTGAAATTAAATTTGAAGATGGCATCATTGAACGCAAAGAAAAGCATCCGACTCCTGATGTACGGACTTATTTAACAACCGAAAACGTTGGTGCTTCGATGATTGGTCGTATTGTTGACCACTTTCAAGCACAGTGGGACGAAATTAAAGGATCACAGGGTGTAAACGCAGACGAGCAACTGAAGGAAGCGTATGCTCACCTGACACGCGGCGACGTTAAGCGTTTCACAGATTTTTACAAAGCGTTAATCATCGACTTGGAAATGTACAAAGAGCAAAAGAAAGTTGCTCGCGTACCGCGCCAGCGTAAAGCAGTATCTAAAATAAAACAAGCTTCTCGTTTGAACTATTTGAAGCTTCATGATGGATTGAAACTGGTGTCAATTAAACCAGAAGACATCATCGATTCTAAAGAATTGTGGGTTTACCAAACAAAGTATCGTAAGCTTGGTAAGTATATTACTGATAGTTATGGTACACTTGGAATTAAAGGAACTACAATTGTTGGTTTTAACACTAGTGCTAGCGTTCAAAAAACACTACGCAAGCCTAAGGAGCAACTAGCAGAGTTCAAAAAAGCTGGTAGAGTTAAGCTTCGTACGTTCTTAGAAGACGTTAAAGCAGTGGAGATCAAGCTGACAGGACGTATCAACAAGGACACTATCCTTCTCAAGGCGGTTACATGATAACTCAAGATAAAATTGTTAAACACATTATTGAAGGCCAACCAGGTCCTGGTCGCTGGTCTCATCCTTTGTGTTCTATTGATAAGAAAATTGCGTATACAGTTCCTTTTAATAAACAGGTTAATGAGAATCATGAACCAGTAGCAGTACAATATTGTGAGCATTGTATGTCGGTTTATGAGGAAGGACGCGAAGGTCCTGTTTCTATTTCCGGCCTCAAATGATAGTTGAATGTAAAAAACGCGCCAATGGTGTGACATTTGTTGAATTTGATAATTACAAATCATTCAGCGATGCGTTACAAAAGCTTGACGCAGCCTTTCCAGATTCTGGGCCACACATGAATATGATTCGCGGTAAAAATTACTTTGATCAAATTACTTTGCAAAATGACCAAGAAATAATATATTTTAATCTAATAGCAAACGAGCTCAAATGAACGTTAAAAAACTTGACAAACGATTTAAACTGTATAAGTCAGGCATGTCAACGCACATGACTGAAGTGTCTGTAGAAGATTTCGCTGTTGCCTATGATACAATGACCGCAGCATACGGAATGGGAAAATCTGTCAATAAATGGTCAGCACGATCACGCATACCGTCAGATTGGTTTTGGAATTTCCAAAATAAAAAAACGGATATATCAATTCAAATTAGCACAACTAAGCATGGACAACCAGTTTATAGTCATCGCGTTCAAAATGTGCTGACATACCGCGTCTTTTTTCGCCGTGAAGAGCAAGCAACGTATTTGGCATTAAAAATGGCATGAGTAAAGTAGAACTTCCTCGCATTAGTAAACTTCCAAAAGATAACGACTATAATGCTCTTTGGCGAATTGAATTATCACCAGTCCAATGGGACAAATTCATAAAATTATTTGAGGACGCATACCCACCTGGAATTGAATTACTTGCTCCTCCTACACAATTTGAAGAGTCTTTGGCTGCCTGGTATTATTGCCGCGAACAAACAATGATTGAAGTTGGTCCTGACCGATGGAACAATGTTGGAACTTCAAATGTTGTTATTTTAAAGTCAGACGAGCAAATGACATATTTCATTATGATGAAAGAACAATTCCTCAAAAAATAATTATGTTACCTGGATAAATAGTAGTAAGCCAGGATAATATAATATGCCACAAACAGTTGAAGAATTAAAACAAGATTTAGTAACCCACATTGGTCTCCGTTTAGGTGACCAAATGGTTGATGTTGAATTAGATCCAGAACATTACGACCTAGCTATCACCAGAGCACTATCAAAATATAGACAACGTTCAGGAAATGCTGTAGAAGAAAGTTATGCTGTATTGGACCTAATTCCAGAGCAACAAATATATATCCTACCAGACGAAGTAATTTCAGTTAGACAAATCTTTCGCCGTGGTTTAGGCAACGCACAATCAACATCCAACTTTGAACCATTCAGCGCAGGCTGGATGAACGCATATCTACTTCAGTCGGGCCGTCAAGGCGGACTGGTCATGTACGATCTTTACGCAGGTTTTCAAGAGCTGGCAATGCGTTTATTTGGTGGTTACTTGAACTTCGCGTTCAACCCAACTACAAAAGAATTAACACTTATTCGTAAAATTCCAATTGGTGCAGAAGAAAACGTTCTGTTATGGCAGTACAACCACAAGCCAGACGTAATTATTTTACGTGACACTTATTCTGGACAATGGATTCAAGATTACTCTTACGCTCAAGCAAAATTCATATTGGGCGAAGCACGTAGTAAGTTCAACACAATCAATGGACCATCAGGCGGAACAACTTTAAACGGTCCTGCACTTAAAGATGAAGCAACCAAAGAAATGGAAGATTTAGTTCAGGCTCTATTGAACTTTGAAGATGGCGCAACTCCTATGTGGTTTGTTATTGGATAAGTAGTATGATTAAGAAATTTACAATAGCATTATTTATTATAGCAACGTTGATGGCAATGGTCTCAGCGCCAATAGTTTTTGCTGGTGGATTTTGTCAGACATATCAATGTCAACAAGCTCAACAAGAAATACAATATTTGTATGATGCGATATGGCGAGAAAAGAGTAAGCAATACCCGAATTGGAATTGGATACAACAAGTCCAAAACAGAATTAATTGGTTAAATCAAATAAGATGAAAATAAATGGTAAAGAAGTAACAGTAGGTCAAATAGCATCAGTGTTAACAATTATCACTGTATTAACAGCTGGTGGGTTCTTCCTTCATGGATACTTTGCTAAAACTGCAGATCTACAAACATTACAAATAAAACTAGATACATACAAAGTAGAACAAGAGAAAACAGTCTTACAGCTTAAGCAAAATGCTCAAATTGAAGTTTGGACTACAGAACAAACATTCATTGTTATAAGAAAAGACACTATCTTAGATAGAATGATGGTTGAAGGAGCAAAAGAACAGACTGACGCTCGCGATCGTCAACTTGATCGTTGGCAAGGACAGTTAGACGACCATACTATAAGAGAACGCGAAATCAAAAAATCAAAAGAAGATCTAAAGATTCAAATGTTAACTCCGTAATCGACTAAAAATTTAAATCACCTCCGCCACATTGTTAAATACTTTGTGGGCATCTATAGAGCAATATATAAACGACTTGTCTCCAGGCAAGAACACAAAGAAAAAGCCAATAGGACTAAAATCCTAAAAGGCGTATATGAACGCTATTTCGGAAAAGATGGAAATAACACATCAAATAATCAACGCTAAACCTCGCAAGTTAACAGCTAAATGGACTGCTGAGTCGATGGATGATGTTCGGCCATGGCCAACATATGACCTGGATCCAATACCAGTGCCTGGATTTTACAGTAGTATAACCGAACAAATCATCCGCGAAATAATTTATCGATATAGAATGCGCAAGCGTGAGAAATTGTTTAAAGGCGTCGAAGAAGAACTAACAGTAGCAATGGCAGCAGAGATAACAAAAGAAATTGATCAAGACATAATATCAGACATATTAAAAATAGCTAAGGAGATAGAAAATGGAAAAAAGTAAACAACTAATAGGCATTTGCGGATTAATAGGATCCGGCAAAGATACAGTAGGCGAAGTACTAGTAAACGAATATGGGTTCACCAAACTAAGTTTTGCAGGCACCCTCAAAGACGTAACAGCAGTATTATTTGACTGGGACCGAGACATGCTAGAAGGCACTACGCCAGCAGCACGAGAAGCTCGCGAGCATATCGACCCGTTCTGGTCAGAGAAGTTAGGCCGAGATTGGTCTCCACGTATAGCATTACAACAAATGGGAACGGAAGTAATGCGCAACCATTTACATAACGACATATGGATTCTAACACTTGAGAACAAAATTCGCAAGCTAGACAAAGTAGTAATCACAGATTGTCGCTTTCAAAACGAAATTGATTTTGTTAAAAAGCATGGCGAAGTATGGGTTATAGACCGCGGACCAAAACCAGATTGGTGGGACAATGCTGTAACATATAATAATGCTTCGCCCGGAGATAAGATGCTATTAGAATCTCATGAAATCGACCCAGCATCGTTGGGTGTTCATGCTAGTGAATATTCGTGGGCTGGTGTACAGGCGAC